CCCTTGGAAGCTCCTTTCGAACCAATTAAATTATCAGACCATTGGCCTTCATGAAGTTAACCATTGCCCTGTTCTGTGGCAAAAGGGCAGGGATATCCATTCTGTTAGCCTTATACAAGTTGGTAGCAGAATTATACATATCCCAGGCAGTTACAAACTCCTTATCGTGATAGGCCTCCAGCATATCCTCTGTGAAGAGTGTAATCTGTGACTGATTGAGAGGGTAGGTGATATTCTCACGAATAGACTTTCGTGATGTATCTGCCTTTACTCTGGTAGCTGTCATCAGTCCAATGAGCAAGAACATCTGTTCTGCAGTAATGCGTGTCTCCTTCATCTTGGCAATACGCTCACGATCAGTCTCGATGATGTTCCGGGCATCGACCAGCCATGATTTTAATGTATCAAGCATTGCTGCCACTTCCATACCGGAACCCTTCTTTCCTTTTTCGGAATAGCTGGACATATACAGTTCTGGAGAGAGCATACACTGATTGTGGCAAATCATCACATTCGGACCGAATCCAATCTGAATACCTTTCTGATGGAAGGCTACGGCCACATTAGTAGTAGTCTCATCATTATCAAAATCAGTGATACGAATATTGGCATAAACTCGGCGGAGAATATGCGCCTCTACCGCATGCTGACCTTTGACCGCTTCCACTTGTGGGAGGCGAACCACTCCAGGCGACTGACGGTCTCTGTTCTGTGCTGCAAACATATCATAAACCTCCACATTGTAGCCGAGCTCTGTACACTCATCAATGACCTTGTTGAAAAGGTCAAAGTGATAGATGCCACGGAGCGGATTTCCGTAAACATCATCCTCGCGGTGTGTACGACTCAACTGTTCGAGAGTGATTGCCTGAGTCTTGGCTTTCTCGAAATCAAAGAACTTGTCTTCATTAACTGAAGAAGGAACTGCTACCATATCTTCGGCAGCCTTACTCAAATTTGTTGCTGTTGTCATAATCTTTAATATTTTAATTGGTTACAAATTATTTCAATGGAATGCCTGCTTCTTCAAGAAGCTTGATTCTCTCTTCCTTTGTTGCTTTTGTCAAGTTTGTCTCTTTGACAAAATTCCCGGCAGAGTCTCTTGTTATAAGAAAAACATAGTCGGCATGATTGATCCAACTTCTCTGACACTCCTCACGATAGGCATTGGCCTCCTCGTAAGTCTCAAACCCGCTCTTTGTGTCATACATTGAATCATCGCGGGTAACATATAAACTGCTAGTCTTCATTTTTAATCTCAATTATGTACATTAATTCTTTCTCCAGAACATCCTTCTCTTGATAAGGAGAATCATACTTATATACGACAGCATCATCAAGGAATGTTCTTACTCCCTCCATAAAGCCATCTTGTAACACAGAGTTATCTGTTATGTAGGCTGCCAGGAAGAAGCCGTTTCTTTCCTGCGTATCACCAAAGCCAACTGCACCGAAATGACTTCTGAAAGTAGTACCCTGCAACTCGTCGAATGAATACTGTATCATAAGTCTTTTCATCATTTCAAAAAATACTGCTACTTTAATTGCTTTCATATAAGTGACTTATCCGTGATGTCGAGGGCTTATTTTTATTAATGTTTCATTGCTAAATCTACTATCGCTACGACAAATAGAAAAATTAATCCGTTTATTAAAAGAATGGTACCCATATCTACTTAAAATTAAAGAAGTCCTTAATCTGTTTCTTCTCGTCATCGCTGGCATTCAAGATGTCCTTCACAATGAAATCTGCAAGCGGAGCTAATACTGTATTCATAGCATCAATCAGTTCACCCTGCGATCCAAGTTTAGAAAGGACACCTGCATATTCACAAAGAAATTCTTGTGATGAAATGAATCCCATTTCATAATTCTTTTTGATTTCCTTAATTTCTTTCATCTTTATAAATTTTAATTGGTTCAACATAATCTGTGGTTAGTCAAAATAACCACTCTTTCTATATGCAAAGGTACAAAAAAAGTGTGATATATGCAAATATACCACACTTTATTTTAGTTAAAAATACTAAATTCAACTCACTGAGTATCAGAGCTTTATGCGTTCTTGTAGATACTGCTTAATGTAATGATTTTTGTAGCTTCGCCGACTTTGTCAATCAGATTGGTTACGGCTTCATCCACTTCGCACAAAGCATTATACACATCGTTTGGGATATTTCCTGTCTCCAAATCATTACTACTCATTTTCCAAGTTTGGTTTAGCTGCCTTGCAGCATCCACCATTAATTTAATGTCCGTCATATTTCTAAATTTTAAATGAATATCCTACTAACTGCCTGGCAGAGCCATCCCATCATATAGCAAGGCTCTTCGTCTTTCAAGTCAATACCTAGTGATTCGCAGATATGAGTGACAACATGAAACATTTCGTGTGTGGCAGTATTCACGAACTCATATTCTGATGTGGTCCTGCTAATAGCAACCACGCTCTTCCTACCTGCAAGATTGGAGTAGGTAAGACCTGTGTTCGGTATTCCTCGTAAGCAATGCTCCCTTGCGCTTTCGACTGCCTTTTCTGTGCAGCCTATCTGCACAAGGGAGTTGCATACCTCATCGGTATCTGATGATTCCAAACCGTAAAACACAAGAACTTTCCAATCGTACTTTTCTAGATATATCTCTTGACTTATCATAAAATATCATCCCATGGAATGCCGATGCCATTATGGTTGCAATCGGCATAAAATCTATTAAAGATGAAGCCATCCTTCTGATCGGTATCATCAACCATATCTTTCACGAACAAAGCCATGTGAGCTTCGTCCTCGATGGAAGACTTATAGAAATCAGCCTTAACCATGTTTGCCACATAGACATGATCATAGCCTACATTATTTTCAAGTGTCACTCCCTGCTTGGTAAGGATGGATTCAACCTTATCCTTATCCATATAGTCAACCTCCTCATCCTTTTTGGTGACTGGGTTGTATTTTCTCATCTGACTGACTGCCCATTCGCAAGCCTTCTTGTTGAAGTGCCAGCCATTATATCTCAGATATGCTATCATTCCTTCTGGCTTCATATCGTAAGCATCCAAAGGCATTCTACATTTTCCCATAGCTCTTTCTTTTAAGGGTGGCAGGGAAAAATCCCCACCACCGAATTAAACATTAGTAACGTCCACCGCCACGGCGACCATAGTAGCGTCGCTCTCCATAGCGGTCTTCGTCACGCCAATCTTCATCGTCCCACTTGTCACGATAGTCTGGCATTGGCATACGATTACCCATACGCTCACGCTTCAGACTATCCAAGCACTTCATAACCTTGCCACCTGCTCGAACCATTTCCTCGCAGTTGTCAACAAGTTCATCGAACTTGTTTTCCGTAATTTCTACCATATATCCCATAGCAATTACTTTTTAAAATTGTTACCGCTCAAAGCCTTAGACAGCATAGATTCAATATTGGATAGCGTTCCCTTCATGCCGCTGACCTCTGATTTGAGGTTATTGATGTCTTTTTCCTGCTGCTTTTCCTTAGCAATCTGTGGGTTGATTCTAGTGAGCATTTCCTCGCAGGAGCTTATAACTCCATTGTGGTAATCTACACTTTCCACGACTCCCTTTGAATGTCGCAACATAGCATCAATCTCTGCGCACATAGCTTCTCTGCTGTCACTGACAACAACACCTTCATTGCCGAAGTTCACTATCTGTGCGGTAGATGGCAGCTTTTCGAAATTGACCTGCTGGTCTTCTACTTGTACCTTAACATCAACGGTCGTCTCCAATGTCGGAGTCTGTCCTGGCACGTAGCTAGGATATTTCTGCTGAGGATTGCTGACCGATATTACTTGACCGATTCTTAGAGTCGGCTTTTCTCCTCCCTTGTCTAAGATGTAGAAGAGAGAAGACTGTCTTAGTCCTTGAAACATTTTCTTTCTCTTTTAAAGGGGCAGACTTTTCAGTCTGTCCCATAGTTAATACTCTGTTAGCCGCCTGTAGGCTGCTGAAACCCAAGCAGTCGGATAATACCGCTCTTCTTATTGATGTATGCCAAAGCCTCCGTAGTTTCAGAAACGCTAGCTCCCGTCACTGCATTTCCCGCATGATCAACAACTGGCACCTTTGTTGTACCGGAAGCTGTTCCGCTAGTGTTGGCAGTTCCGTTAACAGTGGTAGAGCCACTATTTGGAGTTACGATTGTGACAGGAAGTGCTGCACTTGCTGCGGCAACTCCTTGATGTATCTTCAAGAGTACAATGCACTCGCAAGGCAAAGCATTGTAGTAGCAAGGATTGATACCATAATCAACACTAGCATCTGTGACCTGTTGAGCATTTGTCTTCAGTTCATAGATACCTCCTACATCAATACGTTTGATTTGGTTTCTCTGACCGATTGGAATAAATGGATTGAATGGATATAAAGGGAACATAGTTACCTCCTTTCCTAACAACCGCATCCTACAGTTGAACGAGAAGCCGCTACATCACCTGCATAAGCTCCCATGGCGGCAGCAGTATAAACGTCCTTGTTGAATACTCCGTACTGAGGGTACTGAACACTGATGGTATTAGGCAACTTGCACTTGATACCAGCCACCTCCGCCTGCAGTGCAGCCAAAGCTGCATTTACTGGTGTGATGACCTGTGCCTGATAAGCCTGCAAAGCCTGTGTCTGATGCTCGTTGGAAATCTGAGCAAGCAGGGCACTGTTCTTCTCTCTCAAAGCATCGAGCTTATCCTGCATTGCCTGTGTCTGCATCTGATCCAACTTAGCCAAGACAGACTGATTGTTAGCATCTGCCTTGTCACGGAGCATCAAAGCGTTGGCATTTGCCGTATCATTGATGGCGTGTGTCTGCTGACAGATAGACAACTTGATGTTGCCGTCCATTGCAGTTATGGCATTGTTGGTCTTGCAGCAGCATTCTGCCAACTGAGTAGCGATGGCATTGTTACCCTGCATGATAGCAGTCAAAATCTGATTAGCATTCATGCCCATCTGATTGCCGAGGTTGCAAATCTGATGACCTAAGCCATTGATTGCAGCCATGACTGCGTCACTTGATGTGTTGAGGGCTGTAGCCAAGCTCTGAACGTCGAAACCATTGCGCTGAACAGCCTGCATGATAACGGCTGTATTGGCATCATTGTTAAGCATTGGCACAACACCGCCCTGTCCGTTAGAACCCATGCAGCGATTACCTCCGAAGAACCCCATACCATTATTGCCCATAAGGATGAACAAGAGGAGGATTGCAAAGATGTCTTCACCCCAACCATTTCCGTTTCCACGGTTGTTCAAGAGTGCAATAAGACCTGGGTCAACACCCTGTCTCTGCATGAGTGCAGGAAGCATAGCCAAGATTCCATTAGAGCCTGTGCCGCTTGTGCCGCTCTCTGGATTGAACACGTAAGTTTTACTTTCCATATCCCGAATTTTTAATTTAACCTTAATATTTAACTAACACTATTTGTAACGTTACGTGTGCAAAGTTAGAAAATTGTTTTGAAATAAGCTATAAGGCTATCATGGTTTTTGTTAGTGGCTATAAATCAGTGGTTTATGGTGATAGTAGGTAGACTCATTTTTATCCTCTTAGAACGGAAGAATTTACTTTGCAAACAAAAAGGGCGACCGCTCATCACGAGTAGTCGCCCTAGTTATCCAAAAATAAATCTTAAAACCTTAATTAAACAACTTTTCTAAGAACATTTCTTTTTCTTCCTTGATATATATAATAAGTACATAACTATGAGTATAAAGCAGAACCAAAACATCTGCCCCGTTTTTAAGAATATCTTCTGCATACTTGACAGAGATTTCTCTTTTATAGAAGGAGCGTTAATCTTATAGAACTGAGAGGTACCAATCTTTGATAATGAGTCACATCTTTCTCTGTAATATATAAAGCTATCTTTGTATGCTTTATATGTACTGATGGTATCGAGTAGCATTCTTCGTTCCTTTTCAAATAAATAGTGACTCTCGTAATGAAAACGATCTTCACCAATCTTATTCCCTTGCGCATCATATCGGGTTGCTGTGCTATCTTTTACATAGCTGCTATCTTTTGTAGCCTTTTCTGTTTCTCGCTTTTGGATATGTTGCCATTGCTCGAAGGCATAAGACAATCGGGTAGTGAAGAGGGAATCGAATTTCTTTTCACTCTGCTTGTCTGTGATGAAGGTTTGTGTAGTTACTGCTCTAGGAGTACTGCACCCTAAGACAGAAACAAGCGCAAGACCTACCACTAGGGTAATGGTTGCCCATTTCCAAAATCTTATATCATACCATTTCATCATTTATTCAATTTTAGATTAGAATACGTAATGTAGCTAAGTCTGCGAAGCCACCCTTTAAGAAAACCTTTCTGGTCACCGACTGCAATTCTCTTTAGATAAGCTTTTCTATCCTTCTTGAAGGCTTCGAATAGTCTTTCTCCATTGGATTTATTAATGGCATACAGCGTCTTATTACCGATAATACCATCTGCTGTGATACCTAATACAAGTTGCAGATGTTTTACAGCTTTACTAACTCCACTATTATAAGCGAAGTCTACTAGCATATTGGCTACGCTCTGATCCTGTATTTTATCTGCCTTGCAAGCATTCCAATAGTTCTGCTTGAAAACTCGATGAAAGTCTTCCTCAGTAAGGCGTTTTACATCTTCCTCGTTAAGGACACCATCACCATTCTTATCATACCCGACTCTCCTCCAGGTCGCAAGGGTGATGCCGTATTTTGTTGGACCGCCCTTATCTTTCTTGTTATTTGTGTATTTGTCCGTTTCCCAACTGAGGATAAACGGAACGAGTTTACTAGAATCAGCCATGTTTACTTCTCCTCCTCGTTATAATCATTTCTTTGAATAATGCAGCCAAATACAATAATGCTTACTATAATAGCTGCCACCATAATAATCGCTAACATCATATCTTTTCCTCCTTTTCCGTGTAATTTAGATAGTCTGACAAATATGGAATCTTCTCGATAAATTTGAAGCGCATGAGATAATAGAGGAAACTCACTACATACCAAGGAGGGGTACCCTTCTTGAATATCTGTTTCAAGTTCTTCAGAATATTGCATCCGTAGAACCACAATACTAGATACGAGATAAAGGAAACACATTGAAAGGAACCTTCCATTTGTCCTTTGAATCGCCCGATTGCATATACTGCTGCACAAAGAACGAAGAACACGGTAGCGTGACCGATGCACACAACTGCTTTCTTCAACTCGAAGTTCTCTCCTTTTGCAATCATGCCACTAAGATAACCGAAAATAAAGTTGAGGGTGAAGACGATCATAAGCGAAGACAACTCGCCTTCAATCGGTTTAAGATAGGCGAGGAGTGCAAGAACTACGCCTACAACAATATCTTTAATTCTATCTGCCATACTATAACTATTTGATGATTAAACAATAATGCTGCAAATATACAACAAAATATTTAATCATCAAATAGATTTCCCGAAAAAGTGCAAAACTTTATGCCTTCATATAAACGAATATATATTTTTGAAGAAATATTGTATATAATTTCCTCGAAATATTGTATTTTGAAACGCATCGAAATTTGGAATTAAAATAAAAATCCCCTATACTATTGGCGTAGTATAGGGGAATATTACATTCCTGCTCGGAAATGCGATGCTCTAAAAGCGCTGCTCTAAAAAACACTGCAAATATAGACAATAATTCTGAAACCACCAAATTTTTCATCATTAATTTGTTAGATACAGATACAATCCTTCCACGAACCACATTATCAATATCATAGTTGACATCGTTACCCAAGTCAAGAAGTACTTATCGACCTTCTTATACTCGTAAGAATAGTATAGGTATGCGATGAACGTGCTGTTGATGATTACCAGTATCGCTACTATAATCAAAGTACAAAACATATAATCCATAATAATACTCATACGTTCTCGCTTATCCGTGATGCGATAGGGCTTATCCGTTATGATTTTCTCTTACTCTTAATGAAGTGCAAAATATCCCACTTCTTCCAATACCTCGTATGTCCTCGCTTTTTGCACTCGCCGTTCGGAATATCACCCCTAGCGACCATCCTGTTCAACGTAGCATCAGAAACATGCAGTTTCTCCTTGACTTCCTCGGTAGATAGCATCGGGTTAAGCATATCGGGGATGATGTCGCACAATCTATCTAGGTCATCATCGCTCATTCCGCAAGCGGTGATGACCTCACCATTTCGCTGTTGCTCGTCAGCTTTAAAGCAAGCGTCACTTAGCAACTTAAAAGCCGTTCCGAGCATCTTATAATTCAATATCTTTCCCATTATGCACAGATTTTACGTCCTAACTTTGACCTGCTGATAAACAAATCAGTAAAAGAGTACAGATAGAATATTGCCGTTACTACCATGACTGTAAAACAAGAATCTACCATATCTTTGGTGGTATACCAGCTCCATTCCACAATGTGAGCCGCATTGATGCTTGCAAAGTAGAAGAAGGGAATGCGGTATCTCCAACACAAGAAGAAAAATCGGCTTGCTAATATCAAAACCATTGGCAGGACGTACACCATAAAATATATGTAGAGATAGCAAGTTGCATTCTCCGCATAAGGGATGAACATTTCACGAGGATGCTGAGAGAATTCATAAATGCCGTATGCGTGAAAGCACATAAGTGTAATAGGAACGTACTTACAAAACCATCTGAAAAATTTCAGAATCCTTCTGCTATACCGATTACCGTGTCGCATCAGTAAGTCCATAACCTCACTGACATCTTTGTCTTTCAACCACTTTAACAGGTTGTCTTCGTCTTCTTTATTCATAAGCGTTGATTTTAATTAAATGATGGTGCAAAGATACACTCTTTTGCACAAAACCAGCGAAAATGAGAATATTTTTGTGTTAAACTTTATAAAAAGTAACAATCTGAAAGTAGATGGCTGCAAAAATAGCGTTAGAACGGCTTCCTTACCAAATTCTAACGCTATTAGTGTTTATCCTATCACAACCTCAAGGCTCTCCATATCAGCGAACTTCAAGCCGCAATCTTTCGCTGCCTTGAACAGCTCCTTCTCGTCAACGTCCTCGATGGCTACCTCTACCTCGGCATTGGCAAGGTCTGAGAAGTACTTCTCTGTCTTCTGCTTCTGATTGAAGAAGTACTCATTGACCTCAGCGAACTTGGCTGAATCGTCCTTGGTGTATTCGTAGCCCTCATTGGCGTGCTTCTGCTCTAGCTGCTGGCACTCCTGAAGCTTGCGCTGCATCTCCTCGAACTTATCGTCCTTCATGCTCTCCTGTGCTTCCTCCACATCCTTGTCGTAGGTATTGGCTACGTGGCGCAGAGCCTTCATATTCTTCCAAACTCGCATAGCGGCATCATCGCTCATTGATGATGTCTTCAATGCCTTCAATGTTCTGTAGGCTGCAACAGCCTCGATTGTCTTAATCTTTTTCATAATTGTTTCTTTATTTTTATGTTATACAATATTCTTCGCCAGATTGCCATAGCAGAATACCTTTCCTATTAACAGTGCAAAGTTAAGAAAATAATTCCGAATAGCAATGCAGGAGGAGCAAAATTTACGAATTTTAAAAATCAGCTTCCCCACGTTGGATAATCACTAGGACGTAATGTGTCTGCTTTCTCGGTGAGAACGTAAACCACAAATACATTTCTAGCACATTTATTATATTAAGAACATCTACGTTTTAATACATAATATAACTACCTCCTGGAGGAACTTGTTTCCATCCACCATCTATATTAATTTCAAAAGATAATTGACACATTTGTCCGTAATACCCTCCTTCATAAACATTATCAAATCTTATATATACTTCAATATAATCTGTTCTATCACCTTCGGGAATAGTTACAGAGCCTGTATCTTGACCAGAGCTATTAGACACATAACCTCTTCCGTATGTTGTCTTATTATTACCATACTTACAAACGCTTCTAAATGTACTATCACTAACTGTAAATGTAACATCAGGAAGTTTATATATTCTAGCTTTACAAATACAAGTAGCACCAACTAATTGTCTCAACGATGAGAAATCAACAAAACCACTAGAACCACTTTTAATACTTTCCATATTAATTTGTCTAGGATAATATTTAAAACTAATAGCACCCGGAGGAGATATAAAAATTATTTTTGTATTATCATATAAAGTTGCATTACGAGTATATGCTAAAAAAGGTACAATAGTAACATCTTTATCATTACCTACATCAAAAGTTATTTCTCTACTTGCATATATAAAATCTGTTGGTTTTTCGCAATTACCAACATAATAATTTTTATAAATCTTATCAGTATTATTATATGGTGAATCATAACAAATTTGAATCCAAAAAGACCAAGCTAAATACAAATCGGTAATTATATCTTCCATAGTAACATTTGTATTATCATCCACATTTGTATTCTTATATAGAACACAATTAAATTTAGGAGTTGAAGAATAATAAACTTCAACATTAAATAATGTAGGAATAGAAGATTTGAACATATTACTTATTGCTTTGCTATTATAGTTTCTAAAATCACCTAATCTATAAGGAGAATTAGCACCACCTTTTGGAAAATGTTTTCCTGAAGCATATACAGTATGCGAATTAGTACTTGCATCTTTATCAATACCTCTAACTCCATATACATTATCGATATAAAGTTCTTTACATGCTTCAATAGCAAAACCTTCTCCTCCATAATTATAACGTAAGTTCTTATAAGTATCAACAGGTATATTCATACCACAACGAACAACACAAGTATATTTATTATATGAAGATGTTACTATTTCATCAGAGTCTTCTCTAATAGGATATTCTTTAAATTCACCTTTACAACTAATAGGTTTATACTTACTCCATATATTTATATTTTCACTCTTACAAAGAGTAGCAAGATCATTGCTACTCTCTCCAAGAGCTTGTTTAACATCATCAATGCTAACAGGAGCACTAATAATTCCAGTTTCACTATTGTAAGACATAATCTTTATTTTTTTAATATTCAACTTCAGTTCCTTATTCTGTTACAACTTCTTTAGTAACAACTCGCTCTACTGTTACATTGAACACTAGGCAAGGCAGCTCTATAAGAGCCACCCTGCGTTAATACTCACGATACTTACTCTGCTGCCTCGCTTGCCATATTAGCGGCGATAGCGGAATTGACCTCCTTAATCAATGCTGATACCTCACTGAGCTTGCTCTGAGGAACACCGCTGATGTTGTAGGTCAGCTCGCTGCCATTGGAGCTGGCATTCGCGTTGCCGAGATAATTACCATTTGGGTCACCATAGATACTCATATTGATACTCTCAATGTTGCCACCCGTCTTGTCAACATTGTAGGTGATTTCTACTCGATAGCCGCCCTTGGTATAAGTGGCAGTTGTCTGTTCACTCTTCTTGTTAATCTTTAAATTTTCCATTTTCTAATCTAATTTAATAAATTAATATTCTTGTTATCTAATCTCTTCTTGTCACTGCTGTCCTGCTTTCCACTCAATCGCTGAACCTCGGATTCGAGGAAGACCACCCGAGTCTTCAACCTGCTCACCTCATCGCCCACCTGCTCGATAGCACCGAATGCCGTTGCAATCAGCTTCGGAGACCAGTAGTTAATCTTGTAGTAGCCCTTCTTGTCCGTCTCCACGATGTCCTTTAAGTGAGGGTTGCACAAGACGTGTTGGGCAATCCAACCGATAGACCTTGTATTGTCCTTCTTCCAAGCAAAGCCGAATGTGCCACCCATTGCCTTGATGATACCCAAGTAGTCCAGCTTCCGCAAATCCTGCTTCAAGCGGATGTCAGAAGATTGATAAGCTGTAACTCCACCTTTAACAAGACAATCACCACCGATAGTAGCAGTACCAACAACATTAATGTTACTAAAATGAGCATTACCGCTTTGATATATATACCAATAATTAGAACCATTATGACTACATATATTTTGAACTTTCACCCAATTACTATTATTAGCATTACCTAAATATAAATCACCACCACTACCTCCAATTCTAGCTCCACTATCAGGAGTTATAGTTGTAATACCTGGAAATTTCAGTGTACCATTACTTCTTTTATTAGAATAATAATTAAATACAGTTCCATCGGCTATACCTAAATATATAGCATTAGCAACAGTATCATATTTAAGACCAGCCCAATCACTATACTCCCAGTTGGTTGCTCCAAAACGAATAGCATTACCTGTATTAAATATTACTTGACCTTCAAGAGCACTAATCCAAGCAGGATTGGCATCGTTGCTTAAAAATATAGCTCCATTTTGAGCGTTACTTCTAATAACACTTGAAGAATAAATTTCACCTGCAACATGAAGTTTATATGCAGGTACAGCAGTTCCAATACCAACATTACCATTAGTTGATATAGTCATTCGTTCATTAGAGCCATCTCCAGATTGTTTAGTACCTGAAAAGAACCTTACTTGCGCAGTATTACTATAACCAATATATAAATTAGTATCACCAGCATAAACTCGACTAGCATTTAAATGTCTAGCCCATACTTGTCTTGTATAAGTGTGAGCCGCTTCTGAAGTAGTTGTTCCAATACTATAAGAATTATCTGCACTAAATTGTATATGACCAACTCCAGATAAAGAACCACTTACATTACCAGTACCATCAAAACTTTGACCCCAAATACTTCTTGCTGTTGCAAGTTTGGTTGCAGAAGCTACATTATCAGAAATTAACGCTAATGTACCATTATGCGATGGCAAATAAACTGAATTTCCATAATTACCAGTAGTTTGTAATCTAGTAGAAAAATCATGTTTACCGCTATTATCATTATGAAAGTCAATATATTTACCTACTTCCATTACTCCATCGTCTTCTATACTAGGTATATGTCCATAGGGCGCAACATTACTGCCATTAACATGATAACCATCTACTGTGTCTGCATTTCCTGCACTACTAGCATAGCCATTATGCAAAGCATTATATAAACTATTTGCACCTTTTTGACTAAGACTAGTACCAGTAGAAGTACCACTATAACTATCAGTAATTCCTCTCCAAGTATTTTGCCAAGTAGTAGAAACACCATTGATAGTAATAGTTTGACCACTTACAGAACCAGTAACAAAGTTTTTATCATTAGTAAGTTGACTAAGTTTAGTAAGATTACCTGTATGATAAACTTTATCTTCACCATTACATTTTCCAGTAGTTCTAACTACATTGTTGCTAAAATATAACTCTCCATTTACTGCACGAATACCATCATAGTTACCGTTACTTCTACAAAATAGAATAGCTTCTGTAACTTCTTCAGATACATCATTAGTATAAATGCTATTAACTCCAATAATATCGGAATTTCTCATATTTATACCCCATTGGCTAGAAGTATAACATCTATCATTAGCCATAGTAAGAACACTAACATCTTGATGACTAGTAAGATAACCTTGACTTTTAACCCAAGATTGCGTAGCATACCCATTAAGAGATTGATGACTAGTAAGATACGTTCCTAAATCTACAGCAGTTCCACCAGTAGCTGCAATAGTTTTAGTAACACCGTTAATCTTAACACTATGTGTATGACTAGTTGCCGACTTACCACTAAGAAGTGAATCTACACTACTTTTGGTATAATAGTTAGCAAGACTTTGGTGAGAAGTTAAAAATGTAGCACCTTTAGTAAATGTAATACCCTTTCCGCTTTTAGATACAGACGTGATAGCATTACCGCTTCCACTTGTTGTTATTGCATTTACATAACCATCGAGCGATTGGTGTGCGGTAAGGTAATTTCCCTTTGGCTGATACAAGCTGGCAGCGTCAGTCCTAGTAAGGTAGCTCGCAAGGCTCTGATGCGAAGTCAAAAACGTTGTTCCCTTTGTCACGATGATAGTCGTTCCGCTCTTACTGATGGCTGTCACTGCGTTTCCACTACCGCTAACGCTAACGTTCATAGCCGAGCCTCCTTCTAGGCTAGAGATACGAGAATCAAGAGCCTTGATGGAGTAGGCAGAAGCTATCTCAGACAGCGATTCTGATGTAAGCTTCAAGGCACTTGAATAACTCTTCACACTGCCGTTTAAGCCGCCACCGCCCGTGGTAGATGCTCCTGCTCCGTATGCCGTGATACCGCCTGTGGCATAGAGATTACCATCAATCTTGATAGCCTTGTTTGTGGAATCATACGTGAGCTTAATGCCATGGAAGGAGATTGCGCCCTCGAAGGTAGCATCGCCCGATACACCAAGTTTAGAGAATGGTGCGTTTGGCTTCAAAGACACAAGGTCGGCAACGCTCGTTCCTGCACTTCCTGCCTTCCAAGTCGGCTCGAAGAAGATGAGGTATGCGCCAAGATTCTTTTCGCTGATGATAAACGATGTCGGGTCTGCGTGAACCTTTCCGCTCACATCCCACCAGATAGCACCATTGGCAAGATAGCCAGAGCCATCGAAGCGGATGAGGGAGGTTGCAGGGGTAAGATTTCCGCTATTATAGTCCTTATCCACCATCTGACCGCCCCACCATGTTGCGATACTCTTCTTTCCTCTATTTGGGTCTATTGCTCCGTTGATACCGCTCTGAACGTTTCCGTCTCCGTCTCTCAGCGCAAGGAGCGTTGTCATTACAAGACCACCGTCAATATCTGTAGTCTGACCGAGCGCATCCTTGAGATACTTGTAACCTGCGAGGTCTGTGATATTCTGCTGCAAGTCACCATATATCTTGCTAGTGATATAGGCGTTTGCCAAGCCAAGTTTGTCATAGAATGCGCTGTATGCAGACTGAAAGTTGGTAAACTTCGTTCCCACGGCTGAGACGATAGCAGCCTTGCCGTTGGTATCAGTCTCATTGTATCTTTTAGATATATCTGAGAGATACGTAACGAGTTCCGTTTTGGCACTCGTGAGGGTAGCAAAAGCGGTGTTGAGGTCGGTGAGTTCCTTGGTGTTCGCCAGTACCTCTGCGTTCTTCACTTCATTGTACGACTTCTGTGCTGCCGCAAAATCATCTTCAAGTCGCTTAGAATCCTGCGCCATTGCTGCAATCTCGGAAGGCTCTAGGTAGCCATCGGTAACATAATTATCGAATTCCTTCTTATTATCAGTGACCGTATTTCCGAGGTTTTTAATGTCCGTCTGTGCGGTCTGTGCCGCCTTCTGAGCATCTTCTGCTGCCTTTTTGGCTGCGTTGGCAACGGTATCATCGGTGTATTTAGATGCTTTAATCCAATCACCGATGGCGAACTGAGAACCTGCCGCTTTGTTGGTCTGACAGCGCAATACCTCATTCTTGTAGGTACTGCCGTCAGAAGGATAAGTGGCATTAACCCATATATCGCCAACCTGATAAGGTGTCGTAGGCTGAACGCTGAATACCTTCATTTTCCCGTTTGCGGTCTCCTGTGCCATTCTTGCATCGGAAAGGGCTTTGGCGATGTCGGTATCTGTAATGAGAGTCCACTTATAGGTGTTGCTATCCTTGGCAAAGCGGTATGCCTTGCCCGTCTTGTTGTTGTAGTAAAGGTCGCCAAGATGGATTTCTTTATCCTTATCGGTCTTCCAACTGATGGCTGGGGCATTCTCCAAGGTAGGAACACCATCATAGAACCACGTTTCGATAGCACCATCCACCTGATTCTGCAATTCGCCAATCTTCTTGAAATACTGAGACAATTCCTTGCCATCCACAGTGGATTTAGCGGAAATCTTAGCCTTAACAGACATTTGCTTAGTGCTGCTATCATATCTGATATAAGAGCTGCCCTCATAGCCATTCTCCTTTGTAGGTCTATCACCTACATACATATCACCATAGACGTTGAAGAATGCCTTGTTATTCTGCTTATTCACACCATATTCCACGTACTCCCTATTGGCAAAGGAATAGCTGTTGATGCCGTGATAGAGGCTGATGGATGGCGAATAGGTATCTACCGCCGAGAAGATAAGGCAGTTCTGACGTTCTACATCGGTTCTATTACCGCACTGGTTGAGCACATCACCTTTAGCAGGTACGTTGCTTGCCGTAGCGCAATCGGTATCAGAGAGGTCGATATAATGATACTTCTTTCCTTCCAGCTCTACAGGGTCTTCATCACGACCGATTACCAATCGCCAATAGAAGTGATTGCCAGCCTTGTGATAAGTGCCCTTGCGAACATTGAATGATTCCGAGCGCACTTGGTCGTTAACCGCGAAGTCGTTATCTACCTCATCACCATCCTGCTCTGCTAAGAAATAGCAACGATAAGCCTTCTGTGACACATTATTATATGTCACAGTAACCTCTTCTACCTTATGAGCCACCACACCGCCAGCAGGAGAGATTATCTCCTTACCGCCAATGGTGGATGTTTTATTGATGACCAGCTCCTCGAAGATAGCCTTCATTCTTACCTCCAAGTAATCTGTGATGAGGTGCGAACGACCTTCTGCGTCTGGAGTCCACGAGCCTCCGTTCTCATTGTTGGAGTTACCGACATGCAACCCACTAAAGAACTTCTGCACCTTTTCCCAAGTGATAGTTCCTTTTGCGGTGTTATCCAGCAGCCTAGATATAAACTCCATCCTAGAGCGTCTAGCAGAATAAACGTTACTATCGGATGCAGGAGTGGTATCGTTCATGCCAATTACATAGACACCTCCACCATTACCGCTTCCAGTGCCGCCTATCTGCATTCCATTCACCTTGATGGAATCAACCTTGTCTTCCAACTTACCCAACCGGCTAGTAGCTGCCTTTTCGCCAACCGTGTACTGAGGGTGGTCGTAAGGGATATCCAAAGGTATCTCCATTCCGATGATACGAGAGTTTCGGTAGTGCTTGCCATCCGCAGCCACCTGCGCAAACATATCATTAATCAGCTTTACCTGTTCACCGAGAGGATGGTAATCGTATATCCCATCATTGTAGAACTTGTCACCATCCATCGTGCAGGTGAAGTTTGAATTGCTGATCATGGTCTTCTGATAGTACTGCTTCGCTCTATCGAACAGAGATAACTGAGCAGTAGGGATGAGGTCCGTATCTGTAATCTTGGTTGCGTCCCAATTGAACAGGAAGAACCTGTCACCTTCCTTCGGGCACATAAGACTATCGGGGAGTGTTCTTCCGTAGGTGTCGTTAGCCACTATCTCGAAAAAGTTCTCCTTGTCGATAATCTTGAAACTAACATCGAACTCCATACCCATGAGGGCACCGCTAGTGAACTTGATACCTAGAGTGAGGTTGCTCTTTATCCAACTAGCTTCAAAGCTTTCAGCGAAGGAGTCCGTTGAACCAATCTGCCAAAACGTCTGTGTAGTCTTAGTTCCATCATCATTATCAACAGTGCTATCGTAGGTCTTGATTCTGCTCACCCTGCATTCAACCTTCGGGTATTCTTCCTCGAACATCACGACACCTTCGATAGCCTGCTTGTCGTTCTTCACGACATTCACATTCTCCAGGTAGCCATCCTTGGCATAGAAACCATCACTATCTACTTCCTTGTTAGGGAGCATGAGGTAATCGGTAGCTACACCATCGGTGGTGACGTCCGCATCGGCACCAGTGAAATATCCCTTCGGAATATTTCTGTCTGAGCCGAATGCATACAGTCTCGTAATATAAGTTGACTTAGATTCCGAATAGGACATAGACAGAACATTAACATCCTGTTCGAATGTTGTCTGCCCTTCCATTTCGCAATATCCAAGGTATATAATAGAGCCATCTATCCACCACTCGCAGTTGAGTGCGTCTTCAGAACAGATGGCGTTGAGAGCATCGAGAATGCTGATAGAGCCGTACTCTATCAAGAATCTCTTCTGAACATCGAAAGCCTTGTTGTTGTACGTAGTGTAGTCAACAGAGAAATCCTCGCCATTATACGTAAGACCTAGTGCCTTTAGGTTGCCGAGTATAACGTTCATGTGTACACCTACAGTTGTGGTGAGGTTGAAGGAGGTCTCGTTGGCTCCGTGCTGAGGGCGATACTTGCAAATCTTATTCTTCCAAGACATATAGTAGGCATCCATCTGCATTTCGTAGTCGTAGCCATCACTATCATTGTGCTTAGGGAAGTATGATGATGTAAGCTCAAAGTAGCCGAAGTCGGGAATCTCTACGGAGTCCCCAATCTCGAAATAGACAGGAGTAGCCGTAGTGAACTTCAAGATGATGTAGTGGTGGTCCATAAGCTGATATGACAGCTTAGAACCCTCACCGAAGTCCTCTAATGTGAAGAATACATTGTTATTTCTCTTAATCTGAATCATTAGCTTGTATATTTACTTGTTTCACCTCTGTCACTAGGGTCTGGCTCGTTGAGCTTTAAGCTGAACTTTGCCATTTCCCGAATGCACTGACTAAACTGAGTGCAGGAGAGATAGATGCACCGATACCACACATTAGGCTGGAATCGGGTGCGGATAACCAACTCTCCCTTGGCAAGAACCTCCTCGCAGAACTTAGCATAGTTCGTCAAGAACGTATCCGAGTCCTTGGCTGTCATATTGAACGGCAGCGTTATCTCCCTCTCATCCAATCTAGGATTGTGCTTGATAACCGACTTCCCGTCCTTTGAGCGATACTTGTTGCTGATGAACTCCTTGTTTGGTGCAGGGGTCATGAGCGCACTGAGGGCGGTTTCGTCTAGGAAGATGCCCCACGTAAGGTAGGCATCCTTGCCATTGATATAAAGTTGTCCCTTAAGCATAACTATTTAATCATTAAATAACCTCGTAGGCTTCGCTGAGAGCCGCTTTTGCTATTGTTGAGTATAGTTGTAAGGGCTGACAAGCGAAAAGCCTATAGAGGTCAAATATCCTTTAATCTTCTGACCATATCATCCAGCTTTGTTCCGAAGTCATTATAAGTGAGCTTTGAATACTTCACTATGTCTTCGAGGTAGCTGTTTGTCATAATCATCATATTTCTAATCTCCAATACCGCGCCATTGGTTGAGATTCCGAGGGTAACGATGCTTTCCATCTGCGAAATGGTGGTAGTCATGTTCTGAGCGATGGACTCTCCTGCAATCTGCAGGGCGGTGAAGCGACCATTCAGCTCGTCTGCGGTATCTTGCCCCATAGATGCCCATCCTCCGCTTGTTGCGGTCTGTGATGAGGATGAGGAACCAGTGTAGCCTGTCACCTTCGCCCAATCATCACGTCTCTTCAATCCTTCCTGGACAATATCATCGTAACGCTTGTTGAATGCTTCTATGTCTGTTTCGGTAAGCTTGCCATCGTTGTCCTTGATAGCCTTCGCCCAATCATCATAGAGCTTCTTCAAGTCGCCGTTGATGAGGTCTTCCATAGAGTAGGAGAGAAAAGCCTTCTGCATCATTTCGGAGAAATCGTCTGCGAAATCCTGCGCTGACTTGCTCATATCCATGAGGTCTGAAACGAAGCTATCCTTCATGCTGTCAAAGGAAATCTGTGTAAGGCTTTCCTTCAGCTTGTCTGATAGTTCATCCAGCTTGCCCGCTTGGTCTATGTAGTCATTCAGCTTTTCCGTCAGACGTCCGCCATAGTTGCCCTTACCAGTGTTCTCGATGTGCTCCCAAATAGCAACATTGCCACGGAGAAGCTTCATTTCCTCTGGACTGAGAGAGAAGAGATCGCCATCGAAGTCTGATTTGACGTTCTTCTTGATCCAATCCATCTCGTCACTACCGAAGCCGCCCCAATAAGCGTTCCATGAGTGGTGCGAACCATGATAGCTTGCCTGCGCCTTTGCGATGCCGAGGTAGTTCTGATTGGTCTCCTGCTGATTCTTATAGGCTTGCTCGTAGTATGAGGTTGCCTTGGAGCCATAGGAGTTTTCCATTGCGTCAGTCAAATCCTCGATGGATTGCTGCAAGAGGGTATTTCTGTCCGTCAGTCTTTCGATGGTGTCATTGACTTTCTTTGCATTTCCATCTCCACCGAACAGACTATTAAAGCCACCGAATGAAAGCGTGTTGAGGATATGAGAAACGTTGTTCCCGATACTCTTCAATGGCTTCATAACGATGTCGCCCGATAAAGCATCATCGAGGATGCCCGTTACTGCGCCAAAGACCGTGTCCATGAGGTTGCTTATGAGTGTTCCGAAGCCATCTTTCAGAATATCGAGGATGCCGAGTATTGCGGAGATTATTTCACCTGCCATACCGCTATCCCCTAAAGCTTTCGTCAGAGATTTGGCTGCGTCACTATCTTTACCGAGCAACCCTTGGATGCCCTTTGCTAGAGTGTTAGCGACGTCCTTCTGCATAGTGCCACCGAAAAGCTTGTCAAGCCCTAGAATAGAGTTTCCTATGCCTTTGAGTGACCCAGATGTGAGACCCTGCAAACCATTTTCAAGCTGTTGGAACTGAGAAACTGCCTTCTGTGCAGATGTCTGCAAGTCTGATGATGCCTTCTGAACTGATGAACCGAACTCCAAAACGTTGTTAGATGCGGTAGCAAGTACGCCCTGCGCTCTAGATAGGTTGGCTTCAGCCTTGTTGATACTTGTCTTGTCACCGCTCTTCTTAGCCTTGGCAAGGTCTTCCTGCGCCTTGGTGACAGCTTTCGTGGCTTCAATCTCTCGCTCCTGTGCATCAATATAGCCCTGCATGGCTGACTGATAGGAGTTGATGTCGTCCGAAACCTTCTTAAAGATGTCACTATTCCAGATGGTGGCAGAGCCTTGTAACTTGGAGATAAGTTCCTGTATGGTCTTCTGCTCATTAACATCTGTTGTGCTCTTGGAGAGTTCTTGCAGCTTCTCAATGGTAGGCTCCAGTTGGTCCTTGAACATAGCACCGAAGTCTCCGAAGACGCTTCCCCAATCGATGTTTTGTCTGATGGCATTTATCTCGATGGTTTGGAGGTCCTTCTTTCTCTGCTGCTGAAGAGAGAGCTTTTCGCCCTGCGTCTGAGCCTTGGCTATCTTCTCCTCGTACTCCTCAGCAATGGCTTGCTTCTGCTGATAGAGAGAACCATACTCCTTCAAGTAGTCGCGCATAGAGGTGAGTGCTTCCCTGTTGACCTCATCAAGCTTCTTGTTGTACTCTTGGGTAGCGAGGTCTCTAGCCTTATTGAGGGCATTGGACTGAGCAGAGGTAAGGGTTACTTTCTTGCCAGCTTCCTTGTTTTTCTTCTTGAACTCGGCTTCATGCTTGTCAATCTCGGCTTTGCGCTTGGCATAGTCGTTCTTGATTTCAGCAATCTTCTTCTCCGTGCCTTCCTGCATCTGAGATATATCAGTGTCGATGTTTTCCTGCTGCAGCTGCTTCAAGTCCTCATTCAGTTCTTCCTGGGCCTTCTTCCGGTCTTCTGCTAGCTTCTTTGCATCGGCGGCGGCTTTCTTGGCTTTGGAAGCGTTCTTCTTGGCATTGGCTTCTGCCTCTTCCTTCTCACGCCGCTTCTTCTTAGCATCGTCTTCTGCCTTGGTCTGCTTAGTGTTCGCCGCATTGGTGTAATCCCATCCTCGCTGGGCAATATCGTTTGTTGACATCCATTTGCCATTGACTAGCGCACCAGACTTCTTGTTGTTTGCAAGGTCGCGTGCCAAAGCAGAGAAGTATTTACCTAAGCGTCCCAGTTCCGGAATATTCATATTCTGCATCCACGATGGTATCGTGGCATCGAAGTTGACGTGGAAGTTGATGTTGTTCTCGGAATAGTTCTGCATGAACTCCTTGACACGGTTGTAGAGAACGTGTACATCCTCGCCGGCACCCTGGAGTTGCTTCTGCAAAGCATTTATCCTGTTCTTGGTAGATGTGGCCTTGTTTCCGAAATCCTCGGTAGCATCTGCAGCCTTGTTGATTATTGATACCTGGCTATTATATTCGTCTCTTGCACGTTCCATAGTATCAACGTACTTCGTCATTTCCAAACGGGCTTCATCTGACTGCTTACCAAAGCCAACCGCAGCCTTAGCTGCTTCATCCGCTAACTTCTTTCTTAGGGCTAAATAACCTTGTAGGGAAGCATTGTACTCTGCGGTATCTTTATTGAGCGTACGCATATCGTTACGATATTGAGCTAACTTTTTAAGCTCCTCTTCTGATACTAAGTCCTGTATCTTCAAACTAATGCCACGACCTTCATTCCCGTATGCGTCTTTGAGATTTTTCAATAAGTCTTCCTGCGCCTCCGTGATTTTTTTGTTGTAGTCATCATTCACTTGACTTATTGCATTAGCTCTATTACGCTCTGCAGATTCCAACTTAATTTGCTCAATGAGCTCATTAGATTTATCTATCTCTTGTTGCTTAACGTCAACAAGATTGCTCTCGTCCTCTTTGATCTTGTCAATAGTTATACCATATTCGGCATAAATTGTCGAAAGTTCATTTACTGCATCCTTATAGGCTTTTGACTTTTTAGCCTGCTCGTTCGTCTTGTCTCCTAAAGCTTTGATAACGTCCAAAAGGGACTCTACACGAGAAGATGCTTTGGTGGCATCATCGCCAAACTTGTTTGTCGTTGTGCTAGCATCTTCCGCAGAGCCTCCAAATACGCTAAACAAAGTTATCCCTGCAGCAACCGTTCCAAGCAAAAGGCCAAGCGGGTTGGCACTTGTTGCCATATTGAAAAGAAGCATAGCATCCTTTGCTGAAGAAATACTCCTAGCGAGAGACAAGAAAGCTTGTGCGCTTCCTATGGCTATCCTTGCCTTCTCTAATGCTATCATTGTTATCACCGCAGCCTTGTATGCTCCATACGCTGCAACGACAGTCATAAGCACCTTGCCTACCGTCTCCCAATTCTCAACGAGGGTGGAAACGACTCCCAATCCGGTATTGATAACACCCTCCTGGGATTTGCCGAGGTCATTGAACATCTGCTCGATGGCATCCTCAATGTTGCTTATATGACCGGTAATAGTCTTGGACTGAGCCTCCATCAAGCCACCGAACTTGCTACCCTCGGCGGTCATACTCTGCATTGCCTGGATGAAGATATCACTGGTAACCTTGCCTGCCTTGATTTGCTTCTGAACCTCATTGATGGCGTTGGTAACGTCAAGCCCCATAACCTTGGCTATCTCATCTGCGATAGGAATGCCTCGGTTGAGGAACTGGGACAAGTCCATCATGTCCATCTTGCCCTTGGCGATGGTGGTGCCGTAAAGCATCACGAGGTCTTTAAGGTTTAGAACCATACCTGCTGCAACGTCTCCCAATCCGATAAGCGTCTTGTTGACATCTTCGGCCGCTACGTTAAACGCAAGGAGCTGCTTGGCTCCCTCTGTAACGTCTTCAACCCCGAAAGGTGTGACGGCTGCCGTGCGGATCAACTGCTTCATGAGAGCATCGGCTTTCTCCTCAGACTGCAACATCGTCTTGAATGCCATTTCTGTCTGCTGGAACTGACCGCGGACCTGCATCATCTGATTGACGAACTTGCCAATGCTCCAACCGCCAATGGCAATGTTCATACTGTTCTGTATATTCGAGATTACATCGTCAATAGACTTTCCGTCCTTCTCAACCATCTTAGCAGTCTGATGAACTGCGTTCTGAATGTCTCGAAAACCGGAAACAACCTTGGCTGTCTCGACCATTGTATCGAATTTAATGCTTGGCATAATGTTCTATTTTTCCTTGAATTTATACTCTGTTATAAAGAATCGCCGGGGAAACACCAAATATGAGTGTTCGATATGGGAACTTTACGTGCGTGCGCAGGAAGACTTCGGTTAAATCTCGGTCTCGGACTCTATCACCGCCTTCATGACCGCCTCCTTGTTGTTGCCATCTATGACCTCTTCCCCTACTGCCGGTATATGGGCTTTCTTCCTCTCCTCGTCTGACAGATAGATTGAAGTAATCTTGTCTTTTAGCATGAGAGTCAGGTTGTTATACGATATTCCCCATACCACGTAATCGAAAGTCCATCCGTATCTTTCGCAAGCAGCATCTATGAGAGTTCCCCATATTGTCTTGCCTCCGAAGATAAAGCTATTCTCCGACTTCTTCGCTGCGTTGACTTTTGCCATACGCTTCGCTTCTTCTTCCATTCCTGTCTCTTTGGCTATTGTCTGGTATGAGTTAGCCTTAAGGATGATGATGAGAAGAATGGCTATATCCTCGTTGGAACATTCTTTGAAGATTAACTCAGTCTGCTTGCTTACGCATTTGGAGTCTAGTATTTCGTTCTTTGTATTGAGTGAGTGATATGCAATCAATCTGCAGCATGTCTCCTTTTTGGTGTTTGCAACTCGCAATGCTTCCAAGAATGGATCAGCTTGAAGTAACTCTTTGTCTAGCTCCAAGCTATCTACCAACTGCGACGTTAGGTACATCATGCCCAGTGTAGTAGGGTAGATGTTAACGTGAGCGTGCTCAGTATCAAAGCCTATCGGCATATCTGTGAGCGTATTCGATATAATGATTCCTAACTCTTCCATATCACTCGAATTTAAATGTTAGCACCCAAGGCAGGACTCGAACCTGCGTCTTTCAACCAGCTTTTGAAGACCCTGGATTTTTTTTTGCATGCGACGGACTATTTGGTCTCGCTCTCCCAACTGAGCTACTTGGGTAGGTTGCCGGCTGATAACCCTCAGTCGGCGGAAGGGATATTAGGATATACCTATGTCTCTTCGTAAGTTTCCGTGATTTCAGCAGGAGCGATATTGCCATCCTGCGGCTTTTTGAAAGTCAAGGCATACTTTTCACCTGTTCCCTTTGTGGCAGTGATGACACGCCAGCGGTAAGCACAATAGACTTCCTCACCCTTTGCGTTTGTAGTCTTAGCCACCACGTCACCCTCCGGGATGAGAGCTGAGTGAGTGTACGTGATAAGAGCACCGCTCTCAGTTGTATAGGCCTCTTCTGCACCGATAGTAGTGTTACCCATGTAAACGCCAGGAAGCTCGGCGTCTTCCGGTTGGATAGCCAAACGGAAGTTACCCTCTACGATACCGTCGATGGTCTTGAATGGCTGCGACTGGTTCTTCTTGATGAAGAGCTGATATGCAGCCTCGTAGGTGGACTTCTTTGTCTTGCGGTCAACAATTCCGCCACCTTCCTCAACCTGGGTCATTGTATCGCCCTTCGTTGGAGTAACAGTAGTAGTGCCATCCTTTGGAGTTGGGAGCTTAGTCCACTCGTTCTTTTTGCTACCTACCTCTTGAACGTAGATAGTGCATTTGCCCCATGATGTTACTGACATAATTTAATCGTTTATGAGTTTATATTCAACTTGATTATTTATTACATGTTCTCCCGTGCTTGTTGCATATACCCTTTGCTCAATAGCGTGGGCAGCATATTCGCTCGTTCTGAACGTTTCCAAGAGATTCCAAGCCAGTTTGCAGATTTCGTCAACTCTGATAGTGTTCTCCTCGAACTGCCCATCTACGTCCTGGTCTTGTATATATATATTTACATTTATAATTGCCGTTTGAAGCTGCGTTCCCTCATTAGCCAAGATGGAGATAACGACATCTTCCTTATGAGAATTATGCGGTCTCATCGTCTTTGACAGCTTGCCATTGACGTTGTTCATAAAACCGCTTTCATTGATGTACCGGTAAACATCTGTCTTAATTGCTCCGTCTGATTTCATATCTTCCACTTGTTTATTTCATTAACTGCTGAGTCTATTGCTGTCTTCACACGCTGCTCTACAATGGATGTGGCCCATAGCTTCGTTGATGCGAGGACATCCTTGCTTTCCAAGGCTTCCACCTCTCCTGCGTATTCCATTCCGGCAACGACAACCAAAGCATAAACCCTGGAATATTCCTTAGCAAGGTCATTGATCATCTTCTTGCCCTTTGCAGAGCCGTCTGTGCCACTGAGAACCTGCGAAAAGGCTGATTCCATATATTTACTTCCCTGCTCGTACACGGCGAAGCCTATAGAACTTCTTAGGTTGCCCGTATGGTCTATCCAGCTTTCCTTGGCAGACCTGTTACGGATTCTAACCACAGATTCATCTCCTAGCTTGCTCAATGCTTTAAGCACATTCTCCTGTATCTTCCTTGCGGCTCTTTGTAGGAAGGCATCGAGAGCGGAAGCGCTGGTTGTCATTCTTATGCCCATATCTTACACTGGAGTTGATAACGATGAAATCCCTTGACCCTGATAATTACCTCCTCTGCCCCTAAAATTTCTAGCTTGATAAAATCCCCATAAGAGAACTTTTCAATTCCTACGGGCAAGTTATGCACTTCGTAGGAGTAGTAATCAATAGAACCGTCAGATGTAACTAACTTGTTGGCCTCGCCAGCAGGAACTACATCACAAGTGCAGCAGAACTTCCACTCGGTCTTGCCCTGGTGATAATTTCCATCATCATCTGTATAGCCAGCTACCTTCTGCTGCCGGTATAGCTTTGAGGCATGAAAACTCAATAGACTCATCAGCAATTAATGTAAACTGTCGGCTTTGGAGCAAGTGAAACCTCCTCCTCGCCGATAGAGTTATATAAACGATTGACTTGAACTAATATAGCCTTTCGCTGGTCTTCCGAGAGGGAACCTATTGATTTGTCCGCTTCGGAGAAGCTAACGGCTTGTATGAGAGAAAGCAGACAGTCGGCAAGCGTTCCTTTGTATGCGTCACTTCTAGCAACGTCACCAGTGAACTCTGATTCGACATCGAGGTCACGCTTTATGCAAGCGTTTTCCACGAAACCATAGGGGATAGGGATGTGTACCTCATCCACCAAAGCTTGTCCGACCGTCTTCATGATTACTCCTCAGCTTTAGCTGCGTTATCCTTGAACTCCTTCTTCTTTGTAGGAGGCAGCTCATTGTAGGCATCAATAATCTCCTTGTCGCTGGCATCACTAGCAAGTGTAGCACCAAGAGCGTTGAGAGTTGTGATAGCCTCCGGCTTCTTGTAGGTCACATCAGAGATTGTTACCTTAGCGTCCTCTGTATCTGCTTTCTCCTTTTCGGTATCAACCGAAACATCAGGGTCTGCCAGCTTAGTATTAATCTGATAGATTGTGTCAACGTCCTCGATGACAGGCAAGCAGTATGCCTGCACCGCAGTTGTCTCACGCAACGGATCAGTTGTTGAATACTGAGAGATGAGCTTGTAATCAATCTGCTGATAGGTTACACCTGCCACTCTGTTGGTTGCCTCTGCTACCTGACCGTAAACGAGGGCACCAATCATCTGTGAGCAGACACCGATAATCATATCATTGTTCCAAGGCTTAACACTCTTCTTCACACCATCCTGCTCCAAGCGGACAGTACGGTTGATGATGCGGAATGATACACCGGTCTCGTCCAAGAATGCCTCCTGGAATACACTGGCAGTAGGAACCGGCAGCTTTGTATTGGAATCATAAGTTTGACCCTTGTAGTTGGCAACAAGCTCGCGAGCGTCCTGTGCCTTCTTCAATTCGTCAAACTTAGCCTTGCCAATCCAGAAGATCAAAATGGTGTTGCCATCATTCGATGCTCGCTCGATGCAATCCTTCAAGTCGGCAACGGTAACACCGTCATTGACGTTATTGATGCCGAGCTGGTTTTCCGGCAAGTACTCATACTTGATACGGAGCAACTCCTTTGGGTTATCATCGTCACGGACAGCTACGTAGCCGTTAGAGAGACCATACAGAAGTGCATACTCATTACGCTCATCAACACCGACATTACAAGCTACCGGGTCCTGCGCCAACTTACGGCGAATCTCTGCTGTCTGACCGCCCTGTGCTTCCATGAGTCTGAGAGCGAGGATATCTGACTCCTTCAAGAATTTCTTCATACCGACCTTTGGCAGTTTGCCGTTGGCGGTTGAAATCTTGTCACGAGACTTCAAAGGAACAGGAGAATCCACTGCCACGTAGTCAGCAGCTACGTAAGAGGTATCAACTGTGTCGGCTTCCCATTTGTTGTCGGTAGAATAAACGCGGCGGAGAATGGATGTATCCTTGTGGAGATACGTCATCTCGTTCTTGCGCTTACCGTTAATCTTCTCAATCAATGTCTTCAGGATTGGGAAGAAACTCAAGATATACTTAAGAAATAAAGAACTCTGTTGCATAAATCACCTCCTTAACCGATTGCATCGTGTCCCCACTGAAGAGTAGGAACGGCTGTTTTCAAAGCTGCCTTGATTGTATCGACAGGATAAGGGACAGCCTTATCGTTAGCCTCACCTGCCGTCATAACACCAACATGAGGGGTATCTGCCGGAACTGTTGTCATACAGATGCCAACATACTCGTGGCTCGCTGGCAAAGAAGCATAAGCCCCACCTGTTACAGGCATTGGCTTGTACTCGCCAGACGTAGTGTCACGAATGATAATGTGTCCGCACTGGATGAACTCTCCAGAGAAACCTGTCAAGTCAAGAACGACACCACCCATGATGCCATTCACGTAATTTCTGATGATTACAGACTCCTTGCCTGAATCATACGTTTCTGTCTTGCTTACGCCATACATAACTTTTAAAATTTAAAGATTACATTGTTTCGGCAAGCTCATCAATCTCATTGTCCTTGATAACCTCAACCTCATCCTTCTTAGGCTTTCTCTGAGCCGCAGGAGCACCAAGCTTTCCGAGACCTTCGTTAGCACGCTCTTGATCGATAGCTGCCAAGTCCTCCACAACACCATCGTAGAAATCATCGAACTCAGATTCGTTCTCGAACTTCATCTTGTCGAAATTCTTCAAGACAGTCTTTCCGAACGTACCTTTGTCCTTAAGGAGTGCCTTCAGCTTAGAACGGCGGCCATCATTCTCACGCTCTGACTTCAAACCGAGGATTTCGGTCTGCAAGGCTTTGTTCTGAGTAATGAGTGCCTGCGCCCATGCTGGGACCTGCTCATCTTTCTCTCTCTTCTGTTTGCGGATTGGTTTCTTGTTGCCGGCAGGGTCATCATCATCGTCATCGACCTCGTCGTCATCCAAGTCTTGACTATCCTTAAAACTCTGGATAGTACGCTGCGCAGTCTTTTGCGCAATCTTAAGATAAGGAAGAACCGCATTGACCTGCTTTTCAATCTCTGCGTTTACATCCTCGTCTGAGGCTTCTTCATCGAGTTCTAAGTTATTGGCAACATCGGCAGCAATACCCTCTAACTCCTCTCTACTGAACCCCAACGCCTTTGATTTGGGTTTCAGAATAACTAAAACTTGCTTCGTTCTTTTTTTCATTCTAACTAAATATTTAATTGAACAATAAAATTCAAGAAATATCCCAGTACGAAGCGATAGCAATAAGTAATGCTGCAAAATTATAAAAAAAGTATTTAATCACCAAATATATTGCAAGGAAATATACTTAATGATTAAATACTTTATGGTTACATATAAATATTAATCTGGATAATTGAGCTTATCCGGTCCAGCTGTGGATAGATATACGGAGAACATATCACATAGTTCTTTTGCTCCTTTTAAGTCGTTGAGCTTGTAATTACCGCATTCCACTTCCGATGCACCTGGAATCGTCTTTGATAGCGAACAAGCCTTGAAGGCTTCTACTATCATTTCCTTTATGAGCTTTGAAGTCCACGTACCTTTAAGGATAAGATAGAAACCTGTAAGACAACCCATCGGTCCAAAATACAGAACGGAATTGCTAAGAGGGCTGTCATTTCGTAGGTAGTCCGCCATCAAATGCTCTATTGTGTGCGCGACAGCAGGTGACATCATATCTTTGTTTGGCTTGCACACGCGAATATCGAATGTGGTAGCAGTCTCCATGCCCCATTTATCTACTCTCGAAACATAAAGACCTGGCTTCAGTTTCGTATGATCAACTTTAAAACTTGGTATCATTCTCTAATAATTTACAAACAACACTAAATGCCTTTTCGGCAAGACTATCCCAAAAAACTGCATACTGCTCGGTCTGGTTCGGCTCCAGGGGATTATCGCTAATAACTCGGATGGACGTAAAACCAATACCCTTCTTGTAGCATACCTGCGCGAGGGCAGCAGACTCCATGTCAATAGCACATACGTTATACGAATTAGGAAGGAAATCCTTAATCGCCAATACCTGCTCTCTCGTAGTGACAAACTTATCTCCCGTAGCTATGGTTCCTAATCTGAATCTTTCATCCATATCAATCCAGGAGAAATCAGAAGGAAAGACTGCCGGCATACCTTGAACTTGCCCGTTGGCATTCGGTTCGCCGCAACATACATCGTGGTAGCAGTACGAATTGCCAATCACGACATTACCAGGCTTTAAACCGGCAACAGCAGCACCGGCACATCCTACCGAGATAACTCTTGTAACTTTGCTGGACGTATTCGACGAAAGAAATTCTGTCAAGCAAGATGCCGCATTAACCTTGCCAATACCAGACTTGATTAAAGCTATGTTTTGAACATTTTTGTAGTCAAGCCAATTCTTTGCAATCCATTCGCTGATAAGGTCGTATTCCTTATCCATAGCGGTAACTATGACAATCATTGCGCACCTCCTTTCGTTAGCTTAAGCTTCTTGCAACGGTTGTAAATAGCGTTCTCGTCCACGCCAATCTTGGTAGCAATGGCTTTTACCGGGTACTTGCCATACATTCTGCGAATGATGAAATCCTCGTCAGCAGTAAACACGTGGCTCTTGCTGATACCAATTTCCTTCATCTTTCGATGGATGGCCCAATAATTACGATTGAGCTGCTTTGCAATCTCCGTTGTCGTCATCACCAAAGCGTTAACCTTGATGAACTCAATCTCTTCTGCACTAAAATATTTTCCTCTACTCATTATTTTATATTTGGGTTCATTAAGCCGCCCAAGGCTTTCTTTCTCTTTCTGTTATATCTTCTGTTTGCAGCAATCCTTTCAGCGTTCTCTTTACGATAGACTTCCATTCTTGCCAATAAATGTTCCTTATGCTCCTGGTAGTACCTTCTATGGTATTCCCGGATATCCTCCTCACTTCTCACCATGAACCTTGTCTTTTATAAGTTCGTACAGTGATGGGCTGAGTGTGCTCCATCGATCATTCTCGTCTTTCACGAGATAGAATCCATCAGGAACATAGAACTCTCGATTTCTCAACCTAACTATCAATGTCTGTTTAGTGCAGTCTCCGCTGACAGTCTTTACTAACTCTGAAACGTCCGGGCATTTCCATAATTCTTGGATGTTCTCGGAAGATACTTTAATTGCAATCATATCACTTGAACTTAATAATGAAAAACTCATGATCCAACCACTTGCCTGGGCAAAGACCTTTCTTCGTCTTGCCGATGGTGATACTCTCAATCTCCTTCTCAATTCGTGGGCTATCTTTGCGGTATCCGTTGATGAAGAGGACGTGGGTATATGGCTTAAAACCCATAAAATTAGTATGTATATACTGACTGATAATATCTACTCGCCCGTCTATAGCTTCTGCCAAAAGTTTCATGTCTGTACTATCACTATTAGAGACAAGCAAACGTTTTATCCAGTACGACTTAGGTGCTCTATATTCCTCGGTCTTCTCGCCCGATACTATCATATCGAACCATTGCTTGCTGACGGTGAGAGTCAGTACCTTCTTCTTAGCTTCGGATAAATACTTATCCATAGCCTTAGTTAATCTTTCCATACGCTATTCACTTTTAGTTTCTTTCTTGTTTTTGTACTTCTTCTGAAACTCGTTGAGCATACCAAGGAACGCACACGGATTGTTAGCTGCCGTTTCTGCTATCGCCTCTGGCTTAGGCAACTTACGACAATCATATTGCTTGTAATCACGAAAGATGCTTTCAAGTGTTCGGAATAGTGCTGCGAAAATCTCAGCTTCAGCCAAGTTCTTGTCTCTATTCCATTTTACACAAAAGTTGACCTTCAACGTATTTTCTAACGTTCCGTCATTCTTTAAGTTAATGGTATGTTCAAACGGCTTATAGTCACTTAACGATATATTCAAAGCATTTGCATTAAATCTATCTGAAAGCACATTATTGCAATAAAGCACAATATCCGTATCAGCAGGTACTCTACTGAGAATATCCACGAAAGCCCCTGCCTTACCAAGGATGGGATTGTGCTCATGATCATCTGTATATTTCATACGCTAAAACTTTTTATCTTATTTGCACTACTTAGTATATCTCTAATCTCGAAAGGAGTTTTGCCAGCAAACCTAGCAAGGCAATTCATTAGCTTACGAGAATATCTTGCAGTAATCTTTTCTGCCTTTACAATACGACGGTCGAACTTGTTGCGGTATTTACACTTGCTCGAATCTTCACAGAACGTAACACAACCATACTCGTTATAAGCTGCCTTAAACTTCGCTTTCCAGTAAGGTGAAGGATGCTTACTTGGATAATCAGCATAAGTGTCTGCTTTCATTATCTTCTTTGCCAATCTAACTTTCATATGTTACTTCTTTTTATTACAAGGACAACTACTAGCGTGAATAATAACGCAAGCTCCATGTTCCCTGCCCACAAACAGGTAGTCATGCCCTTTCTTGGTGAATATTTTTATATTAAACTCTTCTTTTTCGTGTGGAGTTCCTAAGCTGAAAGAAACTCTAAAACCAATTACACCTATTAAGAAAATCAAAATGAGCAAAACGGCTGATTTGATTAAATCTAATATCTTATTCTTCATACGCTAATTAATCCCTTCCTCAATCGTTTTGAGATAGTAAAGTGTATTACCGATACATGTAAGTTCCTTGCAAGGACTTTTATAAGTCTCATAGATTTGTTCCAAATCCTTGATAAATTGTTGTAGCTTAATTTTATCCTCCCAATCGAGAACTACTACATTTCTTGTTTCTTTTTTCATACGCTAAAAAGGTGTTTTTTTATTACTACTGCGAAAATGCATATGTTTTCTCCACCACGCTAAATTATTTTCTACTTTAATATGTCCGTCTGGGAATTGATGTACTCTATCCCAATAAGCAAACATAGAGAATATACTTTTCATACACTACTCCTTCTTATCGAATTTATTGCCGACAACTTTTGCATAAGTTACTACATCATTACCCAAACTACCTACACATTCGTGAAGAGGAATACCTATATAGAAACCTTCCTTTCGCGCCAAGAATGTGCCTTCATTAAAAGTAACAACATACTTAATATTGTCATCATCAACATCCTGTAGAATATCACCTTCCCAAATCTCATTTCCTTCACAATCTTTCAACCCTGTGAACATACAGACTGTAGAAGGGTCAACCTGATAAGTGAGATTTCTGTTTAACTTGCTTTCTTTCTGACGATTCTCAATGATGTATGTATTACCATTCTCCTCGTAGAAATATCCGCAAACCCATCCTTTACCATCAAGACGTTTAGCCTTGAATTTGATACTTTCTATCTTCATATCTATTTTGCTTTAACATTATACACTCCATCAATGACCTCCACCTCGTAGCAATCGGGACAATAATGCTTACCATCTATCATTTCCCAATCAGAGTAGTCACCAATATCAACTTCTTTGTTGCTGAATAGTGCAGAGCAAGTATCTGTGCCACCAAACACTTCTCCGCATCTATCACAAACAATCTGATACATCGTAATCGGTCTATACATAATCTATTCTTCCTTCCCGTATAAAAGTTCAACACTCTTTCTTAGCACTGCCTCTATATGGTCTCTTTCGAGGTCTCTGGGCTGTCTAAGAAGCCATTCTATATCTCCGTCTATCAATTCTTGATAGGCTTCCTTACATATTTGCATGCTCATATTTATCTCTTCCAATATTTACCAATTAAATAACCGATAACTCCACCCATAAAAGCTATAAATAGAACAACTATGGTAAGTATAACATAAAATCCAAACATAAGCTATTCTTCTTTAAGTTCTACTGGCTCATCGCTCCAAGATAACTCTCTTCCGATGAGCTTCTTGATACTTCCATGAGGTATAAGAACACAACCACCGATACCAGAATATGTAGGATTCCAATATCCATATTCTCCACGTCCACTTCTGTATGGTTTCTTTTCAAAAAGAAATTCCTTACCATTTCCATTAGTTGCTACCCATGCCATAACTATCCCTCCACTGCGTCTTTATATTCTAACTCAACCGCTAGGTCGTGAATTAACTCAACCGCTTCTTTCAAAGCATCATACATATTATCTCCTTCTGACACAAGCTCATCAATAGTACTACTTTCGCTCATATCCTCAGGGAAATCTTTAGGCTTCCAAGTGAAACTTTTGTTCTTTTTCTCGAACTCATAAGCCTTCTGAATAAGTTTTTCTATTGTCATATCAATCCTCCAACTCTATGTTATTTTCATCTGCGTAGCCATCTTGTGCTTCCTCACACCAGTTTCCTTCGCAAAGACAACCTATACCAAGATTATGCTCTGGAATGATGTTCTTGTTACAATATACACAGACAGCATCGCCATGATTATTTTGTAATTCTTCTCTTGTCATAATTCATCCTCCAATTCTTTTTGAATATCGTTCAACCACACAAGAACGTCATCAATATTAATGTAAGAAACATATCCCTCTTTATGCTTTCTTAATTGATTCTTCTTTTTAATAATTATATTAATTGCAGTTACTTTACTCATTGCTTATCCTCCTTTTTTCTGTTTCTTTCTATATGCTTTAGTTGCGCTATACTTATATTGCCATATCGTTTATACATACTTTGGAGATATACAATATAGCCAGCTAATGTTATTTTATTTGCATTCATATTCTCTTCTTTTTACCACCTGCGAATGCTTGTGTCATGTTTATCGCAGATTTAACATCTTTGTACCTGACGCCACAAACTGTTGCCACATCTTTAATTGCCTCATCCATTTTGAATTGCCTTGCCAAAAACTGATTGTTCTTTATCAAGTTGACGATTTCTTCTTTCGTATGAATGCCTTTCCAAAATAGTTCGGTATGTGAGCCTTCTCTTTCATCATCTACAGAGAAAGGAACACCATAATTAGTATAAACCTCTCCGTGATGCTTGATGAGATGGCGACCAGGATTCTTTCGGATATTATTTATCCAAGTTTCATTATCGCATTCGCGCCATATCTCATACTCTGCCCCTGTCAGCGTTTTGTCAATGCCAATAGGATAATGACCGGAACACCCATTTGTTCCAAAATAAATAATCTCTGCCATATTCTCTTCTTTTTACCCTCTCCCTGTTACCAAGGAGAGGGCTATTAGTTACTCTGTTACTTCAATGTACTTAACGGGATTGTTCGGGTCTGCACAACATGCGTGCTGAATACACTCAAACTTACCATCATACACACATCCCTCACACATCAAAGTAGGGTCTGAAACTGTCTTAATCATAATTCTATTCTTTTTATCCTCTCCTGTAAAAGGGAGAGGGTGGTTAGTTAATCTGTTACAACTTCCCAATCTTCCGCAAATACATCAGATACGGAAGGAACCCAAGAATCTGCTCTTCCATCTGGATTGATGATAAGCATCTGATTAGTATAGTCAATGTGAGGATTCTCACGGTTCATCAAGATGATCTTGGCAGACTGAGGGAGTGACTGCATATTAGGAATGATGTCACCTGTGATATGAGAAGGAACCTGCTTAACGATAAACAATCCCTTGCCATTCCATCCCTTGCGTCTTACAGCAAGACCTGCCTTCAATAAGTCAATAGCACCACCGAAGTTAACAGAGCCTACTTCACGATAGGCTTTCTCAAACACGTCCTTAGGAGACCAGCTTTCATAGCCGCCCTCATAGACTACCTTGTAACCGTCTTCACGATTCATGGATTTTGGCACAGCATCATCTTTGAGATACACTTTGCCATCAACTCGCCACGCTGGGGTGGCATTCACAACTTTGTTCCAATGTACTTTTTCATCTTACTATCTATTTTATATCCTTTGCAGGATGGTTAACTAATCTTTTTGATACAATCAATTTCCATACTCCATAGTACAAACTCTCTATTGGAGCGAGTGCCATCTTTCTTAGCAGGGTTGATTCTTACCTCAATCTTGCCAGTATAGCCACTACAACTTGTTTCCGGAACAATACTTTTAATCCAACAAACATCGCATCTGGAACAGCTAACTTTGTCGCCAACCTTGTATGGAAGACTTTCGATGTAATCATTTACGTAAGAACAAATCTCATCGTTAGCATCATTGATAATGCTTAGTTGTTTGTCAACCTTTACTTTTAATTCTTCTTTTGTCATATCTTTAAAATTATGCCCGAAGGCGTTAAACATTAAGCTGCGCTCTTATCAGCTTCACTCTTAGTGTTTCTTTCAACTCTTTAGCTTCACTCCAAGGTGTACATGTTCGAGTATAACAGTTGTAAGTTCTTTCATCGACACAATGCAAGCTTGTTATGAGTAATTCCAACTCTTCATCGGATAGTATAACATTCTTTTCCATACCTACACCTCCATTTCATAATTAATTTTCAAACCAAAGAGAAAATGTTGAAGTTCATGGACGTATCTTATTACAATAACTAATAAAGGAGAAAATCTTATTATATATTCATCTCTATCCTTAACTAAAGAGAATAATTCTTTTTTCTTATAATAGTCATATAATTCTTGATCATTTATCCCTGTTCTAGACCAATACTTTGTATCATGTTCAAAGCCATTCTTCTCTAGAATCTCTGGAGTAAGACTTACGGGCTTTGTCTCATCAACACCAACAAAGCAGCGCACCAATCCTTGACAAGACAAGTCAAAGTGTCTTCCGTCTCTTGGTTCTTTAACAACCATGATTTTGTTGTCATACTCAACGACATCACCAACTATATATTCCTGTGTCATATCATTATATTTTTAAGTTACTATCTATATGCAAGGCATATAATAAATGTTGGAGTTCGTGAACATAGGTAAATTCAAAACGAAAATAGTGATTACATTCATTTATATAGTTCCAATCTCTAAGATTTTCACATTGACTGATTTGTAAGTCGCCATAAGTCATTCTATCAAGCTCGTCACATTTGTCATCTAGTTCCTTGGAAAACTGATAGCCACGCTCTTCGCTGCCAACGTAAAACCAGCTTGTGGATTTATTCCATCCATTCTTCTCCAAAATTGCGGGCACAAGATTAATAGGAACAATATCCTTAACCCATGCACCACAATCGCCTAAGAGATAACCTTTATCTCCTAATTCCGCACCTTCGATGTTCTCTAAGCAGACAACACCTTTCAGAACCGTTCCATCGTCTAACTTCAAAGTCTTTGATGGGTCTGATGATGTTACTCGGTAAACGACATCTTTGGCAGTACCACTAGGTACTCCGTTTGTCATGACCAAATCTCCTGGAATATATTCTAACTTTTCCATACGTTTTACTTTTTATTATCCATCATAAGAGCCATTTCACATACCTTGTGACACATTTGAAGTACATCTGATATACTTCTAGTGCTCCAATTATAGTACATTTTTCCGTGGGCTTCGGTTATTACTACAACCTGTCTGTCACGGAGGATTCGCCATATCATTTTTAACTTCTGTTTCATACGCTTTACTCCTTAACTCTTCTAAATATAACATTTTTTCCATCTTTACGGATAGCTGCACTACACCTATAAGGGCAATGTAGTAATATGTTACAGAAGAAACACTTTTCACAAACAAATGGTTTATCTTCGTTTGTTTCTATACATTCAATAATGATTTTTTCTCCAACTTTTATATCTTTCATTGCTCACCTCCTTTGATAATTAATTCAAACAATTCATCTGCGTATATCCAACCATTCAAACGGTACGCTTTAACTTCTAATTCCCACATTTCTTGATATGTGGCGCAATCAGTCTTGTACATCATATCGTATAGGTTGTAAAGATTTCTGTAACCGCAGTCTCTTGAGTATGCAAGAATCCTTCCTCTGCCAATTTGAGGAACTTCGTTAGCATTATGAATCAAATCTTTGAATATCTCTTTCTCTGCCCAATCAATGCCATCCAAGAAATGCTTATCGGCATTTTTATCTCTTTGAACCATAAAGCCGTTTTTGCTAACCTTTCTGATTACACGATAGCTTTTGCTTGCGTAATCTCTGGCGGCTTGGATTTTCTTCTTTATGTCTATCATAATCTACCCTTTCTTTTTCTGAGTTCCAACATCCTTCTAGTTCTGCGATTTTCCTTGCCGCTAGGAGGGTTGCCAGCATACTTTAGTTGCGGAATGCAATCATAACCTCTATAGATATGAGCTTCATTGATTTCTTCACTAGTCAAGGCTTCTTTAAGTGATACACAAGTTGATGTTACAATTATCTTTGCATCGTCTCTAATCATTGCTCACCTCCTTCCTTTGGGAACAAATCATCAATATTGATATATTCTACTAATGAGCCTTTAATGTAACAATCCCAAGCCTTTGTATCGACGACATCAGCTTCAAAACATTCTTCTTCTTTGTCTTTGTAATGAAGCAATAAATAGTTGCATCTACGTTTTGGTGCTTCACTAGCAGGATGCCACAAGTTCTTCAAGAACTCATTGATAGCCCACTTAGCACCATCTTTAAACAACTCAGCGCCAAATTCTTGGCAGAAGTGATGCTGACCGTCAACCTCTGTGTCTTCATTATAAGACATTATAGGCAAGTCTTGCTCATACAAGTCTGCTGTTCCTTGTGCAGCTTCTTCTATTTTCTTATCGTCTATCATAACTATTGTTGTATTAAAAATGTAAATATTAACGTTCAAGAAAACTAAGTAAAACAGCATGTTCTTTATATGCGAAAGAATCTGTTCTTCCCATTCTCTCAAAGCGTTGCATTTGCCTTTTACAATGCTCTATAAGTTCTTTCTTAAAAGATTCGTCCATATCTAGCCCTCCACGTATTTAGTTGTACCTAACAATGATTCATTACCGATGTAAGGAATGCAGAATTTCCAAGTAACACATGTAGTTACATATCTTCCATCATTTTCTTTAATATGACTAAAGAAACTTGCTCTCCACACATCATCAATAGAGTCTCTAACTAATACTTTCTCAAAAGGTTTGAATTGGTATTCTTTTTTAATATCCACAATCTGTTTCTTCTCAGCATCCCAAGCCTTGCCTTCCTTTTCGAGAGCATCAAAGAGCTGCTGTTTCTCTTCTTCTGTAGCAAATCTATACTCTTCAGATGATTCCACCTCATCGGCAAACAATAATCCAAACATTTCATTTAGAGAAATATAGAAACTAAGGGTATGCTTATAAAACCTTCGGCATATTGCTACTGATTCTCCATATACCACTATATCTCCATCCTTGAACTCTGGCTGAGTCTTCTCAATCTCCAAAGTCTCAAGGTTTAGTATGCCACCTAATTTTCTTTCAATCTCTCTGACATATCCATAGGCAATATTGTTATCTAACTTGACAAACTTAGCTGTTTCTGCATTTGACACGTCTTCGTAACCATCCTTGCTATTAGAATAGCATCCGTTGAACTTTGTATAATCATCAGATGCCCATTCTTTGAAAATGCACTGAAATCCACAACTATTGATAAGCACATCGCCTTTCTTCCAGGCGAACTTACTCCAGTCACGCATTTCCTTTGATGGGAAAATAATACACTCTCCATCATCATACAATTTGCCATTTTTATCAAGATACCCTTTCTCCACCATTCATAAAACCGAACTTTGAATTATAAAAGGATATTTTGAAACTTTTATCATCTACTTCTTCTAACTTGCATTTACCACAAGCGGAAGAATATAACTTAGTTCCTTGTGGCTTATCCTTTAGAATTTCCACTATATTAATCTTTTCTACCATAATTAAATCGTTTTTTGAATTAAACAATGCTGATAATAGCTCTTGCTACAATCAGCGTATTTTGAGATTTTGGGCAGCTCACCATCATAAGGAGTGACTTTCAAGCCATCAATGAAATCAGCATTCTCAGTTGATACCTCGATATCATGCTCATTCATAAACACCTTTTGCGCTGTCGTAGAATGGCTTTCAGCTCTCAGCTTACCGAGTGACCGCCAAACCTGCTTGCGATGAATAAACAATCCATGCAAAGGAATAGTTCTTACTTCTACTTTGGTTCCCATAACCATTAGCTTGCTTTATATAGATTGAACCATACCTTGTTGCTCTGCTTATCCTTATAAACATTACCTTCAAGGTCAAAATAAACACGCCTCTTTTGATTGAACTTCTTCATCATTGGCTGATTATCCTTGTATGTCGTTACATCATACTCAATCAATGAAGAACCACGTTCATTCTTTGTTGGAGGATAACCTGATTCTCGTATGAAACGTACCTCAAACTCTTTATTTCCAATTTCAAAATTTGCTGTAGCCATAACCTTAACCATTTAAAGATGATAATAACTATTTGATACCCTTGCGCCCAAATCGAAGCAGCCAACGGCATCCGGCTTTAAGAAGCGTTTCTCTAACTTCTCCAAAGCCTCTTTATACTTCTGCTCCATGTGCTTGCAATGAAGTCTCTGAGCTAATTTAAGTTGCTCGACAACACCCTTGCGAGCAACTCTATATTGTTTATCCGACATCATAGCCTTATTCGTTCACATAGTTGATAACATGCTCTTGAGCTTGCTCATGCAAGTTATCAAAAGCGTCTTCTATAACTTTGGCTGTCTGATCGCCATTAAGGTTCTCCAACATTTCGCCAACCACTTCTTCCATCGAGCTCATTGGTAATGAGCAGAACTTATCAACTAAAAAGCTCTTCTGTTCACTGATGGTCATATTTTATCGAACAAGTCCGATAAATCTACTTCAACTTTATAATCTGCCATAATCTTAATCGAAAATATGATGGTTCAACTTTCTCTTTCTGAGGTTTCTCTTAATCACTTCCATATCCTTGTGGTCGTTAGTATGGTCCGCAAGAAGCTTGATGATTTCATAGATGTCATTTGCGTTATCCTCCAGGTTTGCGCAAATGCTCTCGTCACCGAAGAAACTCTTATTAAAGGGTTTCAAATGGAAGTAGTACTTTTTGGCTGCATCCTGCATCTGAGTGTAGTGCATCTTCTGCTCTTGCTTGTACTGAACGCTTAACATCCTAAACATGCCCTGTTCATCCTTGATGAGCTGATCCAATACATCTGTTACCATTGCAATCAAGCAGCCATTGACCTGCAGGCGTTGGATAATCTTTTCCTGCTTCAAGCCTGATGTTACACCAATCTCTGAGAGTGTAACCTTCAAATCGTTTACTGTAACTTTCTCTTTTCCCATTGTCTTACATTTAATTGTCAAACCATAAACCTGCATATCTCCATTCCCAATGAAGGCAAGTGTCATTAGGCTTCTTGCCTTCACTATAGCATATCTCGGAAGCTATACAATTACTACATATATGCTTCATAATCATGGAAGTTTTGATATCATATAATCTAACTCCTTATCTGTAATATCCAGATTGTTCTTACGCTTGAACTTGATGATAGCATCAATTCCGACCTCGCCTTCAACCAACTGGTAGATGGCATCCTCATCAAATCCCCTGTCTAGAATCTTGATAAGCTCCATTCCCAAATCATGGATTTTCTGCTGAAACTCCTTTTTGAGGTCTGCGTTAATTCGCTCTAAAGTTTCTGCTTTCTGACTAAATCCGCATCCGCCCTCAATGGCAAAGTCGTTATTGATGTTCTGACACATCTGGTCAATGTCCTTGCTACCGAAGAACTGAGCGAAATAGGTATCGCCTTTCAAGGACTGTAGAATATCGATTTCTTCTTGCTTTGTCATAACTAATCCTCCTTATCTAACTTATCGTACTCCTTACGTAGCTCTGCAATTTTATTTGCAAAGAAAACCATTGTCTCTTTCAAAAGCGAAAGCATGTCTTTATGATTGAGGATGTCGCCAACCGCAGTGTAGTACTTAAGGTTTTCGTTTGTTTCCAGAAGATCAAAGCTGCCGAAGCTTGCTACATTGGTGTTAAATGACTCTTCCTGGAAGTTACCTACCTTTGCTTGGTAGCGAATCACCATCATGTCTCTTCCTACTCCTTTCAAATTCAAATGAGCGATAAGTGACTTGTAGCCTACGTCAATACACTCTACCTCCCAATCAGGACAAACAGAAATAATGTCTCTGATTTTCTTTGTGGCTGACTCGAACGCATTCTTAATGTTCTTTCTAACCTCTTCCTTCTTTGTCTCGACTGAATTATTCATAATTTTAATAATTTTAATTGGTTCAACTTGTAAGGTAGGCTCTGAATAGTCAAAACTACTACCTTTTATCTATATGCAAAGGTACGAAAATTTTCTGATATATGCA